TCCGCCATCAGGGCAAGAGCCTGCGCGCCAAGGCTGAACTCCAGCATGGGATGCCGCTCGAAGTTGGCTGGCATCGGCGCTGTCGTATCCCATGATCGGCTGAATGCCATCATGATCTGCTCGTCGATAGCCAGGACATCCAGGTCTTCGCCGAAATTCGGATTTTCACGGCCGCCCCATGCCGCCCGCGGGCCTAGGCTCGCGCCGAGGCACGGCAGCGCATTGGCGACCAGAGAGGTGCCGCTCCGATGGCAGCCGAGCACCAGAACGACGTGTCCAGCCATTAGTGCGTCAAGCACGTCAAAACGACGATTCCGAAAGCAGCGAACGCAAGCGCGCTGAGTATGGCAAGCGCTCCCATTCCTTCTGAACGCTTTTCTGTCGCCAGGACGGCAGCCCATACGGCGTTCACCATCGCTGCGCCACAGATGACCGCAGCAAAGACGGCGGCAGTAATCATTTTTTCCTCCCCTTGGCCGGCACGATGCCGTCCACATTGACGATCTCCGCCAGTCGGCCAGGTGCCTGCGACAGGGCTTCCACAAGGTCGCCATCGGCGACGAACAAAGCTTGGTGCACCGCCGGCGCTCGCACCACCCAGACGTTGCCCTTGCGCTCAACCTCGATGGTGAAGCGATCTGGAAGAGATGACAGGTTGATATCAGGTGACTGCCAACCGCGTGGACGCATAGGGATACTGGATGCTCCTCGGTTCCACTCGGCGGCATCAAGCTGATTTGCCAGAATTCCATAGTTGATAGCGGACGCTGGCGGCACGCTCTCCGGCTCCAGCGGCAACCCTACAGCTTCCTCGCGTTGGCGGATTTCTTCTGGCGTCAGTTCGATGGCCGCCTCGAAGGCAGCATCCTGCGGCGGCGGCGGCGTAGCTGCTCCCATCGAGCCGGACATGAACCGGTAACCCTTGTTCATCTCCCCCGTCTGCACCAGTGAGGCAGGCGGCGTGCGAACTGCGCGGACTTTGCCAGCCATCAGCGCGTCCGCTTCGTGGTCGTAACTTTCTTGTCGTCAGGTTGGCTGGCGTCGGCGTCCAGTTTTTGGCGAAGTTCGAATGCGATATCCGGGTGCATCGCACCATAACCCCGACGCGACGGCTCTGCCTGCACCATGGCGGCGCAGGCTTCGAAAACCTCGACCTTCGCCTGGAGGATTTCGTTTGCATGGCGCAGGGCTGTGATTTCATGCAGAGAACGCTCAAGCAACTCTTTGACTTCCATAGCTGTCCCTCTCAATCGAAACACACACTCAGATCGTAAGGCGGTCGCCGCCCGAGTCGGATGTCCTCCATGATAGCCAGGAAGTTCATCGCGACATTGCGGCACCCCTGCTCCTGGTGGAACTCGACGACATCATGAAGCTGCTCGTATTCCCCGCAGACGGCGCAGTTGCACTTGCCGCGCGGCTCGTAGTGAGGCCGGCGCTTCGCCGTGCGCTTGCAGGGCTTCGGAATGCCTTTCACCGGCGAAAGGTTTTGCTCGTCGCCGCCCGCTGGTAGGCGTCGGCGACCCGGGCCATTTCCGACAATGGGGCTTCGGTCCCCTTGAGTTGCAACCGCTGCTGCTCCCAGTTCTTCGGGTCAAACGCCCGCCAAGCGCGGCAGACCACGTCCCATGCGTCGTATCGAGTGCCGGCGGCGCCGTCCAGCAACTGCTTCGCCAGCGACCAGATACTCGGCGGCATGTTGTCCCGGTCCAGCGAGGCGAACGCGCTGAATTTCGGCAGAACCTCGTCCCGGCCAGCCATCAGGTGACAGACGATTGCCGTCTGGATGGTCGCAGCAGTCCGAAAGCGGTCGAGCGGCCCGCGATCGGCCTGCGAGACAGACATGCAGATAGATGTCCAGATTCCGGTGCGGCGAAATGTGACGCAGCCCTCACCGTCGAAGAAACCGGCTGCCCACGCGAGTTCGTGCGTGTCTACCGCCAAATCACTCATCTCACGCCCCCAAGCCGCAATGTTCCGCTCCCGCTATCGGTAGAAACACCCGAGTCGTCAAGTAAGTTCCTGTGGCGGATTCGGCGTAGCGTTAGCTATTCGTAGCGAAAGCGGTGGCGGCCAGGGTTTCCCGGCATATCGGCCTAGACCGAGTGTCGTACATGCTCGTGGCATGCTGTTGAAACAGCGGCTGCCAAAATGAGCGGTGATGTACCGCTGTTCGGCGGCGTTGAGGGCTTTCGCCATCTCTTCGGCTGTTGCCATGAGCGGAAGCGTCTCAAGCAGCATGAATTGAAATGCTGCAATACCATGGATACGCAGGGCGGCTTTCAGGCGCCCATTTGTGTGCCAACCTCCCTTAAGTTGGCAGAAATGTCCGTAAGTTCGGACCATCACGTTAACCGCACCGCCGAAATACTTCCACCCAGCGTAGGGTCCAGGAGGACGGGCTGTGCAGGCTATCGAATAAATCCCCGGTCCATCGTGAGGGATTACCGAGGGGGCCATTTATCTGATCCCGATTCGTCCATTTGGACCAAAACCCAGTCAAAAACCCGGCGGGCAAAATCTGAAAGCCCGATTTGGTGATGCCGCATTTGCGTCAGCAGGAATTCCCGCTGCCGGTTCGTGATGCAGATCGTAAGCCGGTTCAGGTTTAGCGACGCTGTGCTGCTCATACGAGCGACATAACAACGCCGCCGATTCTAAGCAAGCGTCATACGCTCCAGAGATTTGGTCCGAATTTCCCTGTAATTAAACGAAATTCCCGGCATTTTCCGCCGCATGGCTGAGCCCATGCTGCCGACCGACCCCATGCCGGGTGATTACGACAGTCCCGACCAGGAAGGCGAGCGGAAGCGGAAAGCGGAAGCCAGCCTTCGTGAAGACCGTCTGCGTGCCGTTGAGGCCGCGCTGATCGGAACCCGCGAAGGCCGTGAATGGCTCTGGGCTTTCCTGACGCGCCTGCATGTTTGGGAAATGCGTATCGCAATGTCGCAGTCTGAGTACGAGAACGGATTTATGGCTGGCGAGCGCGAAGCAGGGCTTGGGGCCATGCGCCGCTTCGCCAAGGTCAGCCCGACGAACTTCGGCTTGATGGTGGCCGAAAACGATGGCTGACGAAATCGCCCCGGCCGTCGCCGCCGCTCCTGCTGCTGCACCCGCCGCCCCTTCCCCGTCCGTTGCCCCTCCGTCGGGACCCGCTCCGGGCGCAACTCTGCCGGTGGCCGCGGAAGCGGTACCGGCAGCTTCTTCTGAACCGTCGGTAGAGTCCCCGGTCGCGAATGACAGCATCCTCAGTGCCGCGAAGCCCGAGGAAGCACCCGTTCCCGCCGCCGAGGCCCCTGCGGCGGAAGCACCAGCCGAGACCGCCGACGCCAAGCCCGCTGAAGCAGCCGAAGCGGAAAAGGCGGCGGAGCCGCCGAAACCACCCGTCTACGAGATCAAACTGCCCGACGGCGTGAAGCTGGACGACAGCAAGCTCGGCGCCTTCACCGGTATCCTCGGCGAGACCGAAGCCAAGATCGCCGCCGACCCTGCCAAGGCTCACGAAGCCATGCAGGAGTTCGGCCAGAAGGCGATGGACCTCTATGTGTCCGAGATGCAGGCGGCCAACGAGCGCTCCGCCCGGCTCCAGAAAGAGATGTGGGAGCGCACCCAGGAAGACTGGCAGTCCGCATTTCGGAACGACCCGCAGCTTGGCAAGAACCGCCAGGAGACCACGCTGGCCCGCATGGGCGGCCTGATGGACCTGTACGGCTCCAGCGCCGGCCCGGAACGGCTCGCTGCGCTGCGCGACATCTTCACCATGACGGGCGCCGGCAATCACATCGAGGTGCTCCGGTTCGTCAACTGGGCCGCCGGCCGCCTCACCGAAACCGCCCGCGTCGTCACTCCGATGATGCCGCGCACTCCCGTGCAGGCCGGCTCCAGGGCCACCCGCATGTACCGCAACTCGATTCCGAACCAAGGAGCCGCCTGATGGCATTCCTGTCCCTGATGGACGCCGCCCGCCGTATGGACCCGGAAGGCGAGATCGACACCATCGCCGAGCTTCTGAGCCAGGCCAACGAGTTCTTCCAGGACATGACCTGGGCGGAGTCGAACCTGGATACCGGCCACAAGAGCACGGTCCGCACCGGCCTGCCGAGCGGCACCTGGCGCCTTGCTTACGCTGGTGTGCCCTACGCCCGGTCGACCACCGCGCAGGTCGTGGACACCCTCGGGTTCCTGGCCGCCTACAGCCAGATCGACAAGCGCGTCGCCGAACTCGGCGGCAAGGTGGCGCAGATCCGGCTCACCGAAGATTCGGCCTTCCTGGAAGGCATGAGCCAGCAGATGGCGACCACCTTCTGGTATGGGAACAGCGCGACGGCGCCGAGCCAGTTCACCGGCTTTGCCCCGCGCTACAACACCATCACCACCGCCAATGCGGCGAACGCCCAGAACTGCATCAACGGTGGCGGCACCGCCTCCAGCAACGCCAGCCTGTGGATGGTCGGCTGGGGCGACATGACCAACTTCGGCATCTACCCGAAGGGCACCAAGGCCGGCCTTGTCTTTGAGGATCGCGGCGACATCGTGCCGGGTTATGACGCCAGCAACAACCCGTTCCCGGCGTACACCTCCTACTTCGAGTGGAACGCCGGCCTGGTGACGAAGGACTGGCGCTACGCCGTCCGCATCTGCAACCTCGACACCACCACCGCTGCCGTCGGCCTGTTCGGCACCACCCCGCCGGACCTGTTCTTGCTGATGAGCAAGGCCGTGGTTCGCTTCCCGACGCTGACCAAGCGCGCGTCCGGCATCACCGAGACCGACGCGCCCGACGAGCCGGCGCCCGGCATCAACCCGGCGTTCTACTGCAACAGGACAATCCGGGAAAGCCTTGATATCCAGGCGATTCGTGACAAGAATGTTCTCCTACGCCCAACCGAATACGCCGGCCAGCCCGTCGTCGAATTCCGCGGGATTCCCATCCGTGTGGTGGATGCACTTTTGAATACGGAATCGGCACTTACGTAAGTAACGCACTGAAAAGGTGAGTAAGTAAATCGCGATGCGCTGCTATTCTACCATTGCAGTTCGTGACTTTTCCGGTATGATTGCGGCAGGAATTCTGTCCGCAGGAGTGCCAGAAATGCCGCGTGTGATGACTGAGCAGCGGCGTGCCGCGAAACGCGCGTATGATATCGCCCGCTATCCTGAAATTCGCGAGAAGGCGATCGCGAAGGCCAAGGCTCATTACGAGGCCAACCGCGAGGCGAAGAAGGCCGCTGCGACTGCACGCTACAACGCGAAGAAGGAAGAGATTCTCGCAAAAGAGAAAGCGAAGCGGTTGGCGGATATCGCCGCCGATCCGACGTTCCTGGAACGCGAAACTGCTGCGCAGAAGGCTCGCAGGCTACGTCGCCTCGATCATTATAAAACGGTGACGAACGCTCGTGCACGCGAACGGCGTAAGGAAAATCCGGAGAAACACCGCCAGGTGCTTCGCGAACGCTATTGGGCGGACCCAGTAAAAGCTCGCGCTGCTGGCGTCGCCTATGCTGGGAATCGACGGGCTCGCAAACTCGCTGCTGGCGGCGAATTCACCCCAGCCGACATCGCTGCGCTCTTCCAGAAGCAGCATGGCAACTGCGCTTGGTGCCTGAAGTCTCTCGGGAATGCCACCCCGCACATCGATCACTACATGCCGCTATCGCTTGGTGGCTCAAATAGCGTGTCTAACATCCGTCTGCTGCACCGCAAGTGCAATATGGAGAAGCACGCATCGGACCCGATCGAATTCGGGCGCCGAAATGGCCTACTCTGCTGGTGAACAAATAGGAGCCGTCTCATGGCGCTGTTCGATTCTACTTTATTGTTCTATCACACCGGCAACGTCTACAATCTGACGGCTGGCGAGTTCGTCAGCGTCGCCGGCATCGTCGGCACGTCCTCATCGGTGAGCACGGCGATCAACCTCGGCAATCCGCGAGACCTCGGTATCGGCCCGGGCGCGGAAATTCCGCAGGTGGTGGCGATCGTCGGCACGGCGTTCACCTCGGCGTCGTCGAGCCAGTTGATCAACCTGCAGTTTCGCGGTTCGACGGACTCGGTGAACTGGACCGTCTACTACGAGACCACGCCGGCATCGACCGCAAGCTGGCAGGCCGGCACGCAGTATGTGTTCGACGTGCCATCGCGACCGACCGATCCTCTGCTGGCGTCGCAGTTGGTGGCGCTGCCGCTCTACTACGACCTGAACCTGAACCTGACCGGCGGCGGCGCGGCAACCATTTCGACCGGCACCATCCTGGCCGGCATCGTCCTGGCGGCTCCGCAGAGCGCGAGCACTCTCGGCGCTTACCCGGCTGGATTCTCAGTAGCTTAACGAAGGTGGCCGGCAAACTCACCATGAAGTCTCTCGGCGGCCTCCCGTCTAGCTGCCATCGCTTCGGCTTCCGTCAGGAAGTAACCGAGATAGACTTCGCGTTTGTCTACGCTGATACGCGCTCGCCATTTCCCGGTGGGCGGGTAGAAGCTGACGCCGCGAACGCCACTCTTGTTCATCCCGTTTTGGGAATTGGTCGCCGGCCGCAGGTTGTCGATCCAGTTGTCGTCGCGTCGCCGGTTCTCGTGGTCGAGATCGCTGGGCGGCCACTCGCCGTGCACGTAGAACCATGCGAGGCGGTGGGCGTACTGGGGAATACCTCTGTCGATGGCGATGAGCCGATAGCCCTTCGCCATAAGCTGCCCGGCTCGCTTGCCGGCATAGCGGGTGTTCCAGCGCGGCAGCGCGTCGGCGCGATGCTTCCAGGTGAAGAAACCTGTGACGGGATCGTAGTCGAGGACTTCGACCAGACGGGCGTGTGTCAGCAGCCGTTTTTCTCTCTTTCTCATGTGGGCCAGTATACAGGTTTGGTATTGTCCCAGCAAGGAGTTTGCTGAATGTCCGACGAAAACAGCGCGTCCGCAGTCGCGATGCAGCACGACGGCAACTCGACGTTGGTCCGCGAGAACGCGGAACTCCGGCGGGCGCTGGCGGCGCTTCAGGCCAATGTGGTCGAGGGCCAGTTCCGCGGCGAGGTGCCCCGCTACCTGCTCAACGAGCCGGGCTACTACGACGACACCTACTTCGAGCGCGGTTCGATCATCGACTACACGGACCCGCCGAACCTGACGATGGTGCCGCAGAACGACGCCGCGCGTCGGCGCCTGCAGGTGGAGATCGACCTTCAGACCGACGGCGCCCGGGAAATGGCGGCACGCCGCGGCCGGCATTTCTATGGCCTGGTGACCGATCGGAACACGCTGATCGACACTGCCATGGCCGACGCCAAGGCCGATACCGTGCCGGTGCCGGAGATCAAGATGCCGGTGCAGCACGGCCAGATTCCGGCGATGCCGCATCTGCCGGAAGCGCAGGCCGCCGCGCGCCGCGGACCCGGTCGCCCACGCAAAGCGATGGCGGTTGCCCAGCCTGCGCAGCAGGGACCGGAATCCAATCGGCCGATGGCCGCGCCGCGTCCGATGGAGACTGGTGATCTGCCGCCGGCCATCGTCGGCCGTCGGGTTGCCTGAACGGAGGCTTGAATGGCCCAGAACCTTCTCGGTCAGATCCGCAGCGTCTATCCGCAGACGCCAGGCGGTGCGCCGAGCGCCGCGCTCAAGCGGGTGTTCGACAACTTCAATGCGGTGGCCGATCCAGGCGTTACCACGGACTCAACCCAGGGCTACGAGGTCGGGTCGGTCATTTTTAATCCGACCACGCTGCGCTACTGGGAATGCCACGACAATACGGCTGGTGCCGCCAAGTGGGCGTTCATGGGCACCGACTCGACCAATGGCGGTTCGGCACCAGCCGGAGCCGGTTCGGAGTTCGGTTCCGGTACTGGGGTCGAGAGCAGCGCCGGTCCGATCAGCAAGACGGTGTCGTCTGCGGGTATCAACCCGGCCTTCATCGGCTCCGATGTGGTCGTGGCCGTCTACACCATCCCGGCCAATTCGTTCGATGGCGTCGCCGGCACCAACCGCATGGTGCGTGCAGATGCTTGGGGCGGCTTTTCAGCCGACGTGACGGTGAAGCGCATCAAGATGTGGTTCTCGCCGAACGCGCAGGCCGCCGGCAACACCGTTTCCGGCGGCACGCTGATGGCCGACACCCTGGCAACTACCTCGGATGGTGGTGGCTGGTGGGTGTCCGGCAACGTGACGAAATACGGCGTGGCGAACAGCAACACCCAGCTTGTCACTTCGAATGGCTCGATGGCTTCCGGCGCTGGCGGCGCTGCTATTGACGGCACTCTGGTGGCGCCGTCCCTGACGACCGGCCTGGAATCGACATCCCTCTACATCTCGGTGACCTGCAACAACACTGCCTCGACGCTATCCAGCACCTTCAGCCTGCTGGTCGTCGAGGGTTTGAACTGAGGCCGCTATGCCCCCAGTGTCACAATCTCAGCGTGGTGCCATGGCGGCTGCGGCCGGCGGGAACTCCACGATTGGAATCCCGAAGAAGGTCGGCCAGGAATTTATGAACGCCGACGAAGGCGGCAAGTTGCCGGCCAAGAAAAAGCCAGAGAAGTCGCACGCGAAGCGCCTCTACAAGAACAAAGGCATTGCCGCGCGCAATAAAGCGGCAGCCGCCAAGGCGCCGCCGCCGATGCCGGCGCAGATGCCGCCTGGAGTGCAAAATGGCTGAGAAGCGCAAGCTGAGCACCATCATCAAGAAGAAGACGCACGACTTCCACCCCGGCGGTGAAAAGGGAAAGCTGCATCGCGAGATCGGCGTCCCCGAGGGCGAGAAGATTCCGGAGAAGAAACTGGAAACTGCGGCGCACTCCGAAAACCCGGAGATCAAGCGTGATGCCGTCCGCGCCGAGACCATGAAGAAGTGGCATCACGGCGGTGGCCGAGCCGCGAAGATGTACCGCCAGAAATCCGTACGGAGGGCCTGATGGCCGAGAAGAAAGGCGCTTCGAAGCTCTACGGCAAGTCGCCGAAGATCGAGAACGAGCCGGTCGACGCCGTCGGCGACACCGACACGTCCGGCCACACGGAGAAGGCGCACGAGAAAGCCGCCGAGCCGCCGAAGACCGAAGGCACCATGGACAAGGGCGGCGACGCCAAAGGAGACGTTATGGCCGGCACTGACGGGATCAAGACTCACCATCACCATGAGCGGAACGAGATGCACGGGCGTCATATGCACGAGCACATGACGATGCACCATCGGCACCAGCACGAGCACATGACCGGCATGGCCGACCACGAGCGCCACCACCGTGAAAAACAGAAGATGCACACCCGGCACGAGTCCGAGATGAAGGAGATGGCCGAACGCCATCTGGACTCCGGTGTGTCGGCCAGCGCCGAAGGGCCATCGGGTGGCATGAAGGACAAGGACATCGGCAAAGCCGGCACCGAGAAGTGACCGGCTGATGCCGCAGGAGAACTGACGTGTCCTTCAAACGCATGGTTTCGATGGAGCGCACTGACGCCGAAAAGGCCGAGGAGCGGATGAAGAATGAGTATCCGCCAGCGATTTCGGAGATGCCCGATGTGCCCCCGGGTCTGTGTATCGCGTTAACCGAAGCAGAGTTGGAAAAGCTCGACATCGAACTGGATGACGATGTTTCCGTCGGTGACGTCGTGCACCTTTCTGGGCTTGCTAGAGTGACAGCCATCTCCAAGCAGGAGACCGGCAACGGATGTCGTTGCAGGCTGGAACTTGCTTTTACGGACCTTTCCGTAGAAAATGAAGAGACCGAGGATGCCGAAAAAGGCAAGAAATAGTGCTCGACTCTCTTCTCCAGGCGAATACCACAAAAGTCTGTAATAAGTGCGGCGTCGTGAAGACGCTCGCTGAATTTCCTATTGATGGACGTGCGCCGACCGGCCGGGCTGGGCGTTGCGAGGATTGTCGCAGGGCGCAGCGGTTAGATTGGGAATCGAGAAACCCAGAGAAGGTGAAAACCGGAAAGGACAACTACGTTCGCCGGCATCCTGACCGAATGGCGGAGATTAAGTCGAGAGTACTTGAAGCTGAACGGGAAGCGACAAAGGCTCGTCGCGGCGAAACATGGGGGCCACGTCAGACGTCGGATGGCCGACGATGCTCCGGTTGCAAGCTTCGCAAGCCTCTTGATGCTTTCGGAGTCAGCGTTCGGTATCATGACGGCTTCCAGCCTTATTGCCGCGAATGCAGCCGTGCCAACGCGCGCGCCTACGCAAAGAACGCCCCCCCCGAAAAGGCGGCTGCCCGTAGACGCCGCGTCAATCTAAAAATGCTCTATGGCCTTAGTGTCGAAGCGTTTGATGCGCTTTTGGCATCGCAGGGTCACCGTTGCGGCATCTGTCGAGAGGCGGTTCCTTCGCGCGGTCGCTGCGCGAACGCTGTTGACCACGACCATACCACAGGTGCGGTCCGCGGCATTCTGTGTATGAAGTGCAATGCAGGGCTCGGCCAGTTCCGCGACAGCCCTGCATTTCTTCGGGCCGCCGCTGACTACCTCGATCGCTCTCGAGGAGAGACCTGATGCCGGCGACGTCAACTGGCCTTATCCTTGATCGGGTCGCTCCGGAGAGTCGGCACAAGCTCGAGACGACACTGTCGCAACCGACGGTTTCCGCGTTGCGGCTGATCGGCGCCAACAAGCTGCTCCAGCCAGTGCTGTCGGACGACACCAAGGCTGAACTGACGGCGGCGGGTTACGGCCAGGACCGGCTGGGCGGTTTCGCCCTGACGCCTATCGGGCAGATCCGCGCCATGATGGAGAACGGGCAGTGAAACTCTACCGTTGGCTCGCTCGCGGCATCTACCAGGATCGTGTGATCGAGCCGGGCGAAGAAATCCTTGTTCCAGACCACATCATTCCAGGTGCCCACATGCTGGACGTTGGCGCCGCGACGCGTGCCGAACTGTCCGTGGTAGAGCCGCCGACTCCAGTCCCGGACGTGCTTCCGAACATCATGGATCTGGTGGCGGCCGTCGGCGCCGCCCATCCCCGCGCGCTCGGGCCGGATGGTCGCGTATTTCGCTTCGATACGGACCGGTGCAACTACGTTCCAGAAGAACCAGCACCACCCGTCATCGTTGTGCCCACACCAGCATCAGTGGCCGATACTCCAGAAGCTGCCGCAGCGCGCCGGGGAGCAGCCGTTGGCGAAACCACTAGTGAAGTCGGCGACGGCGAAAAGACCGCCGACGCTTCGCAGGAAACCCCGCCAGCGGATACTCCGCCCCCGCAGGGCTGAAAGCGATGAGCCGTGGCCCTTCCGAGTCCTACCACTCCGACTGACGTCCTGAACATCGCGCTGGTCGAGACCGGCAGTAGAGTCCTTATCAACAATCTCGCGACGGACACCAGCGCGCAGGCAATTACGGGTCGCATTCTCTACACCCCGAAGACGCAAGCGCTGCTCCGCGGCGCGCACTGGGATTTCGCTCGCGCCCAGGCCACCCTCACCGTCTGGAAAGCCGCCATCGTCAACGGTGTGACCAGCAGCAATCCACCGCCGCAACCCTGGTTATACTCCTATCTCTATCCGGCAGACTGCCTGAAGTGCCGCTTTGTGCTGCCCACTATCCCGGTGTCGCCAGCCGGCACGCCGCTGACGACAACCCCGGTGAATATGGCACGCTCACCGCCAGTGCCGACCGGTATCCCATTCGTGCCTGGCACCGATTTTGACCAAAATGGCAACCTGATCCGCGTGGTGCTGTGCAACCTGCCGAATGCGCAGTTGGTCTACACCCGCGACCTGTCGCAAAGCCCGCTGGCGTGGGATCCGCTATTCCTGTCGGCCGAGACGGCGTTCCTTGCCACCTTCCTCATCAACGCCAATGCAAGAAATTCTTCCCAATACAAAGATGCCGTATCGGCTGTAGCTGGTATTTTGGACATGGCACGTGTCGCAAACGGAAATGAGGGCATAAACAACACTGACCACACTCCAGACTGGCTCCGCGCCCGGTTCACTAGTGGCGCCGGCTGGTATTACGCGCAGGGGGGCCCAGGAGGATATGGCTACGGCGGTGCCGGGTATGACGGCGTGGTCTGTGGTGGTGGTGAGTTTTTTTAATGCCAGCGTCACTCGAAGCGCGCGAACTCGCCCAGAAGACGCGTAGCAGTTTCATGGTAAGCTGCTCCAGCTTCTTCGGCCGTATCAAACCGGCCGATTTGGATATGTTTGCCTCGGACAGTTATTTTTGCGACCCAACGGCCGCTGCGCGGCCTGTGCACTCCCTTGATTCCACTCGTGCTGTTGGACTGGGCCGGTCGATTTGCTCCGTTCTGCCAGTGCTCACTGGGGCGCAAATTCGAGAATCGATTATTTCTCCAATCTGTGTCGGCATGGTCAATTTCGGCGATGTCTTCCCCCGTCTCTATTTTCCAAATAAGCCTATGCAGAGCGTAGAGGACACCGTCGATACGAACGACGATTTTACCATCGCCCGGCGCACCTGCCAATTTCCCAGCGCTTTTCCCATTCGCTCGGTTGCGCCCGGTGTCTGTGGTGAAATGGGTTCGTGGCCGAACCTTCCATCGAAGCGTTCCGTTAGGCCAATCGTAAGAAAAGCATTCCAAAAGAAAATCCTTGCTCGGCGTCCGGATCGGCTTCGCCACAGATATCTCCATAATTTCAGGTTCTTAGCTTATAGCGCGCCTGCTGCACAGACGCAACCTCTTATAAGAGGAATTGCGTAAATGTCATTACCAACGATGCGTAGTGCTTTGAACGCCGGAGAGCTTAGCCCGTCCATTTACGGAAGGGTTGACTTGGCTAAATTCGCTCACGGGCTTTCTACTTGTCGGAATTTTTTCGCCAGTTATAGAGGGGGTGCGTTCTCACGGCCTGGAATGCTGTTTTGCGGCCAATGTAAGCAGGGCAACAAAGGGCAGGCGCTTAATGTTTACCCTCCAAGAAACATCAACTTTCAATTTTCTGTCACCCAGGGAATAATTGTTGAGGCTGGAGATAATTACTTCCGTTTTCTTGTTT